TAACCAACCTCACCCAGCCCTATTTCGAGATCGACAGCAACGACTTCAGCGACCAGTGCACCTCCGCATCCATCGCATACGAGATCGAAGCGCTCGAAGCCACCACCGTCGACGACTCGGCACGCAACTACGTCGCCGGCCTGCAGAACAACGAGATCACCGCGACGCTGTTCATCAGCTACGGCGCGTCGGAGGTCGAGGACATCCTGCAGGGCCTGATCGGCACCACGTTCGACACTGTGGTCGGCGCCACCGGCTCCGTCGCAGCTGCAGACAACCCCGTCTACACGCTCACCGGCGGATACCTGGCATCGTTCACCCCGATCAACGGCGACTTCGGCACACTGTCTACCGTTGACATCACCATCCAAGGCGGTGCGCTCACCCGAGCCGTCGCCTGAGCTAGCAAAGAAAGGCGCACAACATGCAGCTCACACTCCGCGTTGACATCGGCGACGGCCCAGAGGACGTTACGACGACCCTCTGGTCCATCGTCGCATGGGAGCGCAAATACAAGACCAAAGCATCGGACATGGCGAAGGGCCTCGGAATGGAGGACCTGGCCTACCTGGCGTTCGAGGCCAGCAAAGCCGCGAAGAAGGTCATGCCGGCCGTGTTCGATGATTACCTCAAGAAGATCATCAGCCTCGAGGTCGTGTCGGAGGACGCGGACCCTACCCACGGGGCACCAGACGACGCCAGCTAGCCGAGCTGCTGGTTCATCTTCACTGGTGGCCCCCTGACATAGAGTTCGATAGCAAGGATCTCCAGACGGTCCTAGCGGTACTCGAGGAGCAGAACAGGAAGGCGAAGCAACGTGGCAGGACGAGGTGATGCACTCACACTTGAGATGCTGAACGATGCCGTCCAGTACGACGTAACTCGCCTCATGTCCGCGCTCGGCAAGATCGACCCTGCTCTTCGTCGAGCTACACAAGCCAAGATGAAGCTCGCAGCCAAGCCGATGGTCGCCGAAGCACGGAGCCTGGTACCCGAAGACTCTGGCCTCAACTGGGGCAGGTGGACGACACCCAAGGGCAGCGAGATCGGCGCATATGACGCGAAGAAGATCCGACGCGGCATCAAGGTCACCTACAAGGGCCCGAGCAAGCGCGATCGGGGCAAGGAGATATTCCCGCTGCTCACGTTGCAGAACATTGATGCTGGTGGCGCCATCTTCGACATTGCTGGCAAGGCGGACGGTGCCGGCAAAGGATCAGAGAACAGACGGCGCGGTCGAGCAATGATTGCCAAGCTTCGAGCTGAGAACGGTCGCGCTAGCCGCGTGGTGTGGCGTGCAGCTGAACGGCATCTTCCTACGGTGCAGCGTGGCGTGGCTGACGCGATCAAAGACATGGAAGAGGCCATTCAGGCCCGCATCGACAAGGGGACCGGCTGATGGCTATCAAGGTTCCGATCCTTTCCGAATGGAACCCGAAAGGGATCGACAAAGCTAAAGCAGACTTTCAGAAACTAGAGAAGACTAGCCAGAAGGTTGGTTTCGCTCTCGAAAAGGCGTTCGTTCCTGCCACGATCGCGCTAGGTGCGCTCACTGCAGCTGCAGGCGCATCTGTGAAAGCAGCTGCAGAAGACGCAGCTCAACAGGCCGAACTTGAGCGGCAAATCATGGTGTCAACCGATGCGACCAACGCACAAGTCGACGCGCTGCACGAGTTCATCAACGCCCAAGAGCTTGCGAGCGCCGTATCAGATAGCGAACTCAGGCCCGCTCTTGCAATCCTGGCACGCCACACCGGCGACCTCACGGAAGCCCAAGACCTGCTGACACTCGCGCTAGACATCAGCGCCGGCACCGGCCGCGACGTCTTTGATGTCGCCGAACGGCTCGCCGAAGGCTACACAGGCGTGCTCACACCACTTGAAGAGCTTGACTATGGCCTCGTCGCCGCAATCGAAAGCGGCGCCACATTCGACGAAGTAGCTGCCAGCCTCGCCGACACGTTCGAGGGAGCTGTCGCGACGAACGCCGACACAGTGGCTGGCCGTTTCGCACGCATGCAGGTCACAATGGACCAGGCACAAGAGGCGATCGGGATGGCGCTGCTGCCCATTCTCGAGAAGCTTGTGCCAATACTTGAGGATGTTGCCACGTTCGTCGGTGAGAACACAGAGCTCATCATTGCGCTCGGCGTCGCCGTCGGCACAGTCGCCGGCATTATCGTCGCCTACAACGTCGCCATGAAGGCATACGCGGTCGCCACAGGCATCGCCAGCGCCGCCACCACAGTGTTCAACGCAATCCTCGCAGCGAACCCGATCGTGCTAATCGCGGTCGCTATCGCCGGCCTGGTCGCCACGCTGATCGTGCTCGAAAAGAAGTTCGGCGTCGTCACCAAGATCGTCGAAGGCGTCAAGATCGCATTCGACGCTGTGAGCGACGCCGTGTCATGGCTCGCCGGCAAGTTCGTCGACTTCATCAACACGCTCATCGACGTAGCCAACAAGATCCCCTTCGTGTCGATCGACAAGCTAAACAACGTGTTCGAGAAGCAGGCCGTTATCGTCGAAGACGAGCTGACACCCGCGATCGAAGGATACGGCCAGGCAGAGCTCGAGCTCGCCGAAATGATTGCCGAGGCTGCTTACCAGCAGCAGCTCGCGAACATTGACTACAGCGAAGCCGAGAAACTTATGTCGGAGCTGCACCCGACACAAGACGAGGTGCGCGACGCGATCGACCGCATGAACCGGCAGATGGACCGGCACATTGACAAGCAGGAACGCATAAACGGTCTCAACACCGACCTCATCGACACGTTCGACCAACTGTTCGACAGGTTCGACAACCGCCGAGCAGTGCAAGACTTCTCTGACGCGATCGACGACGCCCGCACCGCTATGGACGAGTTCGGCGAAGGATCACGCGAAGCAATCGAAGCGAACGAGCAGCTGTACCGCGAGCTCGGCAACGTCATCACACAGCTCGACAACATCCCAGCCACGAAACAGCTCGAACTCGTCGCCCAACTCGACGCCGGCATGGTCGCCGAAGTCGAAGCACAGCTGCTCTACCTCCAACAACTCGCAGACCTCGACCTCAGCATGTTCGAGGCCGGCAGCCCGTTCTTCATGGACCCGACACTGTTCGGCGCCGCGTCGACAGTGCCGACACCAGTGAGCAGCGTGCAGATCGGCGCAGGTGCCCGCTCAGGCAGCAAAGAAAGCACCGTCATCAACATCAACGGCGCCATCGACCCAGTGTCGACAGCACAGCAGGTGCGCGAACTACTCAACCGTGACGCCCAACGCGGCGGCAGCATCAGCGTGCTATGACCTACGAGCTCACTGTTGTCTACGGCTCGACCGACGGCACGATAGCCAACGGCACCGAGATCAGCGGCTACACACTCAACGCGATCAGTCTGCAACACGGCCGGCAATCCATCGACGACGTAGCACGCCCATCAGCCGGCCAATTCACACTGCTGTGGAACCAGAGCGGCGCACCATCGCTCGCCACGTTCGTCATCGGTCTCCGCTGGCAAGTGTTCGCCACCATCGACGGCCACCCCACAGACCCACAGTGCCTGTTCGACGGCGCGATAACCGATGTCATCGCCGGCCGTGATTATGTGTCGATAACAGCGATCACACGGCCGCTCGCCGAGATCGGCCGCCAGACAATCGCCAACCCGTCACTGATCGAAGCAACCTCGAGCTCGGCGTTCACGACCCTGTACAACCTGGGCGACCAAGACGATCGTCTTGGCAGCGTGTCAGGCACCACAGCTGTGCGCGTCCCGACGTTTGAGAACCAGAACCTGCTCCAAGTGCTGACCGAGGTCGCAGCATCCGAGATCGGCGGCTACGTCACGCAGACGATGCCGTGGGGCCCAACAGCGGTCTCCACGACATACGGACCCGAAGTGATCACCTCGAACGTCACGTCGAGGTCGCAGCTCACACCAGACATCACATTCACGGCCGGCGAGATCATTGACCAGTGGAACCTTGCCCGCCGCGTTGAGGATCTCATCAACCGTGTCACCGTGATCGGCACAGAAGACGGCACAGACTTCCCCGACGGCATCTGGACCGAGACCTATCAGCCAGGAGTCGACACATACGGTCTCGCCGAACGGCAGATAGCGACACGCATCAGATACGAAAACGACGCCGAAGGACTCGCAGAAGACAAGCTGCAGCGGTACTACGTCAACGGCTGGGTCCTCGAGCAGCTCACCATCCCGCTGCACACCATGACCGCAGCCCGCCTCTGGACCGTCATCCAAAACCTCGGCCCAGACCAACTCATCCAGATCCCCGCACTGTTCACTAACGCGCCGACGCGCTTTTTCATCGAGGGCATCACGTTCCGACTCAGCAGCACCACCTGGGACGCTGTGCTATGGATCTCCACCTCAGGGTTCTCCCGTGGCGCGCAGAAGTGGGAACAGGTCACCCCGACCCTCACATGGTCTAGTGTGGACGCGACGACGACCTGGGCGGATCTCCGCCTCATCGAGCTCTAAGGAACAACATGGCCGGCACTACCTCCAACCGATCGTGGCCCTATCCCGAGTCGTCTGATTTCGTCGCCGACGGAGCGACCGCTATCGAGAACCTTGCCGACGCGATCGACGGTTCTATCGGCACCGGCTACGCCTACGTCCAAACTGTCTATTTCACATCATCTGGTAGCTTTACTAAGGCCACCTATCCGTGGCTGCGAGCAGTGAAGGTGATCGCCCAGGGCGGCGGTGGCGGAGCCGGCGCAGTCGATGTGGCAACTGCCACTGGTCAAGGCGGAGCGGGTGGGGGCGGTAGCGGCGGCGGCTGGGCCGAAACATTCATCACCGATATTGCAGGGATGAGTGCATCAGTAACGGTCACGGTTGGGGCCGGTGGTTCGGGCGGAGCAGCAGGCGCAAATAACGGTGTGAATGGCGGTTCGTCGTCGTTTGGTAGCGACGCAGTAGCAACTGGTGGCGGCGCAGCTTTTCACGGCAACACCGGAGCCAGTCGACGGGTCATTCCGAACGGTTCCGCGGGCGTCGGCGCGACAGGGGACATCGTCGGCGGGGGACAACAAGGACTATTCGGTGTGATTGTGGAGCCTGGCTCGTTTCAAGGGCAGCAACCCGGCCACGGTGGCGGCTCGCGGTACGGCGACGGAGGCACCGCATACACTGGAGGGGCTGGGAATACTTCGGCCGCTGGCGGGAACGGCGTCGGCTATGGCGCAGGCGGCGCCGGCGCATACATCAGATGGAACAGCGGCGGGTCTTCGCCACCTGCACGCGCAGGCGGCGACGGAACCAACGGGGTCGTCATTGTGGAGCTGTACGCATGAAATACGCGCACATCATCAACGGAAACGTCGTGAACGTCATCGTGTGGGACGGTCAAACCGACCTCGGCCTTGAAGGCGAACTTGTCAACGTCGACAACACACCATGCGGTCCAGGCTGGACCTACGACGGCACCACGTTCACCGCGCCACCCGAACCCGAACATGACACACCATGATCGTCATGGTCATCATCCTCGCCGCGATCGCGGTGGGGGCCATCGTTTCAATAGTGGAGAACTAACGACATGAA